GAAATTCCCGTGGGGAGTTTTCTCCAAGGAAAAGAGGGGGTGCGACTAAAAACGAATCGCACAAAACTTTTTTATATCCCCCTGCCTCTCGAAAGTGGTACTCAATCAGTGACCTCAACTGTTTTTGTGTTGCTCTCATACTTGCTTTGCTCTGCTTATACAGAGCAGTGATTGTGTTGTGTGTCTTATGGTTGAGAGGTATGAGGTTGAACGGATTCAATCGCTGTTCCCAGTCGTCCTCAAGTTCAATGATATGGTGAACCGGATTGCATGTGAGCAACTCATGCTCGACATATAGTGCGTATATATCTACATTGTCATAGACCTCAATGATACGCTCCCGCATTGCCCGCCATTCCTTTGATACATAGAACTCTGCTGCTCTCTCGTCTCGCCGTGTGTTGTTGTATATCATGTGTCTCGACTGCTGCCGTTGCTCACACTCCTCGCACATCTTCATTGACTGCGGAATCAACTTCCCACACCCGCATGATTTCAATAGCATCTGCGTTCTCCTCTCTCGCTGTGTTCTCCTGCTGTGTTATTCACAAGAGGCGGGCAGTTATGCACATGACTGTGTATATCCCGCCCGCATATAACAGGAGGCAAACAGGCAAGAAAAAAGCGACTGCATCTCTGCAATCGCTCACTCAACTGTTCACGGTATCATATTAGCACGTTTATATTTGCTTTTGTTCACCCACTTTTTACCCCCGAAATCACCCTCATTTCACCCTGTTTTCACCCCGTTTCTATCATTTTCAATCGCTTTCGCCCCGAATAATTTGATTGACAGGCGTTGAATCATTACCCTGCACCACTTTTTCGGTGAGTTGCGTCCGCATCCTGTCTCCCTCACTATATCCTCGTATGTCTTGCCCTTTATATAGACCGCCTCAAGTGCATCGTATTTGTACCCCTCACCTGCTGCCTCTGCATCCTCTTTCAATGATGCAAGAGCCTTTTTCAGATGCTCGAATAGAATGATTGTCTCTGCCTTGCACTCTCTGATTGATTGGAGGAATGCTTTCTCTGCTGAAATGTTGTATTTGCCTATATCCGGCACTTGTGAGGTCTCCGACACCGCATCTTTGATATATCGTTCCATTTCACGATAATTCTCAAGATATAGCAAGGTTTTGTCAATGACAGTCTGCTCCTTTTCCTCTTTCATGCTTTTTCCTCGCTTTCTGCTTTCTTCTCATAGGCAGACCGTGCATTTTACGCCAGTTATTCGTGTTTTTGCGATTTTCCGCATCTCTCAAACTGCTCATTTTCAAAATTGCCGTTTTTGCCTGTTGCAAAGTCGTTCCTGTTCGCAATACTGCCTCAACGAACGCCTCTGCTGTTGTTTCAATCTTGATTTCCGGTTCTCTCGGTTTTTCCGGTTTCGTGACATCCGGATTTACGGTTGCTTTGTCTGCTGCCGTCTCAATAATGCCCGAAATCTCTTTTTCCGATTTTCCCATCGCCCGAAATCGGTCAATTATGCCTTTTAAGATTCCCATATTATCACAACCCTCCTTTTCGCTTACATAAAAGGCAATTCGCCGTCGACACCGTCCGGAATGTTCATGAATCCGTCTCCTGCGTCTGAATATCCGGCGTTTTCTGCCTGTTCTCCTGCTGCTCGCTTGCTTTCCGCAAATTCCTGTTCCTCAATCACAACATCGGTCGTATATACCTTTTGACCGTCTCTGTTGGTGTATGAGCCTGTCTGAATCCTGCCTGTTGCAACAATTTTCGTTCCCTGTTTCAAATACTTCTCTGCAAATTCGCCATTTTTACCGAATGCGACGCATGATATGAAATCCGCTGACTGCTGCCCGTCTCTTGCACCTCTGCGGTCAACTGCCAGTGTATAACGTGCCACGCACATGGATTCCTGTGAACTGTTCTGCTGTGTATATCTGACATTCGGGTCTCTTGTGAGCCTACCCATCAATATGACTTTGTTCATTCTCTTTTTCCGTCCTTTCTTGAATCAATCTCTCGTATAAACGCAAATCATCCGGCGGGATGTCGAGATTCCAGTCTCTCGCAAATTCTATCCCGCCGATGAACGCCTCTTTTTCTCTATCAGTCATTTTCCCGCTGCATGACATATTCATTTTGCATTTTCTGCAATCTGACAAGTCCTTTTTTGAACTCAAGGTCATCACCGTTCATGCAGACCTCGAATATTTTCTCATAGTCAACAATGTGCGTCTTGATGAACTCTGCCTCTGCTGCCGTCCGGCTTTCATTGATGAACATTCCTTTGACCGCCTCTTTTATCATCTCACAATGGGTCTTTTCCTCCTCTGTCGTTGGAGGCGTGTTCGCAATCATATTCTCATAGGCTTTGTCGATTGCTGCTGCAATGAGTTCTCTCCAACCTTTGCCCCGCTCTCCAATCAACTGGCACTCGATGTCCTCGAAACTGTTTCCTTGCCCTGCTGCCGTGATTCTGATGTCCTTTTTCCCCTTTGCTGCAATCAGAATCAAATCGTCATCGTATGCCTCCATGTAATAATCAAATTTTGCATCAAAATTCGCATTCGGATTGATGATGATTTCCGGTTGACTGCTGCCCTCTGTCTGAATGCTCACGCCGATGTATTTTGCACCTGTCGCCTTTGCATTGATAAATATTGCTTTTAATTCGCTTTTGTTCATGCTGCTCCTCCATTCACTAATCTATTGAGTAACTGTTCATACATGGTTTTGTATGTATCTCTTTCGGTCTGCAATCTGATTGTGTCCTCTGCCGATGCCATATTCGCAATTTTCTTGTTTTCCTCAACATAGACTGCTGCATCCTGTTCAATCTCTGCGATTGTATCCTCATGCTCCTGCTGCAACATCTCAATTTCTCTCTTGAGACTGTCGATTTCCTCCTGCTGTTCCTTGATGGTCTTGTAATACTCTTTTGCTGTCTTGATGCCATTATCCAACTGCAAGGAAATCATGAGAGCAATGTCGATATTCTCCATTTCCTTGTCTGTCGTCTCTCCGATATATGTTCCGATGCGTTCCGTTGATACCGAATAAACCTGCTCACACAATACCGTGCTGATTCTGCCTGTTGACCTTATTGTCACATGTGTCGGGAGGTCTGTTTTTGGCTGTGTGGTCATATATACAACTTCAACAACATTGCTGTTCTCATTGTTCTTGTTGTTGCTAACCACTACCGCCGGACGGTCTGCGTGTTGTTCGCTCCCGTTGTAGGATGCCCCCCCTCTGCTGATATAGAACATTTCGCCTCTTTTGATGTCATTCATGATTATTCCTCTTTTTCTGCTACAAGACCAATGACACACCATCCGTCCGTCAATCCGCTGCATGTGATGTCGTCGTCTTTGCATGTGATTCTCATGTCTGCTGTTTCTCCGGTTGCTTTGCCTGCTGCAAATACTACCAATTTGACGACATTTCCGACCTTGAAACCGTCGTCTTTTGTTATCATGTACGGTTTTCTATGTTCTCCCGTGTATTCCTCGAATTTCTCCTTTGATACTCTGATGCTCTTTATCTCCCCCGTTGCATCTAACGGGAGGTTTTTCGTTTTCTCCTCCTGCTCCATCTCACGGAGTTTTTTCTTTGTCTCACGGTCGATTGCATCCTGTTCCTCTGAATATCTCTGCTCGTCGGTCTTGTATGCCTCTGTACGGTTCTTGTACTGGTCGCATGAGGTACATGTTCCGGTCTTGACGTTACATGTCTCATATTCGGTGCAGGAATAGCAGATTGATGTGATTCCCTCCGGATGTGGCGTTTCATAATCGTCGCCCGCTTTTGTCTCCGGAGGATTCATGCCGATTTCTGCCTCTGTGTCGGATTCTGACACCTGCTGTCCTGCTGCCTTTTCTGCTTTCATATCTTTCACATCTTTGTGCGTGAGTTCTCCGGTCTCTGTAAATTTCCCCAGTGCCTCCCGCTGCTCGTCCTCTGTCATCCCGCTCAATTCATAGGCTGCGGAAAATGTGAGGCGTTCGCCCTTGAGTTCCTCTTTCCATTCCGGAATCAGATTGTTGTTGACTGCCTCTATTTGAGCAACCTTTGTTTTGCTCATGTGCAGCATTGAGGAAATCACCTCTCTCAATCGTCCGGATTGCAGGTCATATCCCTTGATTTTCTTTCCCGCTGCTTTCATACGCTCAAGAGATGCCTTGAGGCGTGTTTCCTCCTCAATCATGTCTGAAACGGTCTTTGTACGGTATGCATTCGCAATTATGATTTCAACCTGCTCCTCGTCATCGTCCTGCGGTGTCGTCAATTTACTGGTCGCAAGTTCAAATTCTTTATATCCCTTTGATACAAGATACTTGAGAGCCTCCCACCGTCTTTCACCTGCCACGATTCTATATTCGCCCATTTCGCACGGTGCATATACAAGTTCGAGGTTCTGTTTCAGTCCATACATGAGGATGTCTCCTGCCAGTTCCTCAATCTGCTCTACACTGTAAAAATTCATATCATTCCGGTACATCTTGAAAATTGAGATGTCCTTTGTCCGGAATCTTGCTCTCGGAGATTCGTCAATCCCCGCTTTGCTGTTCTTGTTGAGTGCGTCTTTCACGCTGAATCCTGCTGCCATCTGTTCAACCTCCTGTCATTACTCTGTGAGTTTCTGTTTCTTTGTCTCTGTACGCTCGACGTTGATTTCACCCTTTGCATTCTGTGAAATTGATGCTTTGACCCCCCCCTCGGAGGTTCAATGTGACCTTTGCAAGTCCTCCGGTGTAAATCTCCTCGACTGCTGCCTTTAAGATGTTCACGATGCCCTCACCGCATCTCTTGTCCGGTGCTGCATTCTCTCCAAACAAGGCAGATACATTCATCATTGCTTTTTCTTTTCTCTGCCTCTCTTTCTGATACTCGACCGCCTCTGTGCAGTTACATGTCATTGTTGCCTGTTCCTCTGCTTGTGCTGCTGTCAGTTTTTCATCTGCCTCAATCTGCGTCATCTGACCGCAGAATCTGCATTTTGCTGTTTCCACAATATTTCCCATGTCTATTCCTCCTTTTCTTTCTTCTCAAGTTCCTCTTTTCCCAGTCTTATGAAATCGTGCAAATCCTTCAATCTTCTGTTATATGTTTCAAGTGCCTTTTTTGCGTTGTCATATTGCCATTTCAGAAAAGTATGTCGTTCTGTTCCGTCTTTTTCTTTCAATTCCTTTTCCGCTTTTTCAATAGCCTCTCTCAAATCTCCGCTGAACTTGAATGTTGTTCCGTCTTTTTTATGTACTGCTCTCATTCCTGCCATCCGAATCAACCTCCCATCTCGTGACGGTCTCCTATTGCCATCGGGTCAATCATGTATGAGCGACGCAGTTCCGAATCTGATAACTTTTTCTTTATGTCACGAATCTCTTTCTCTTTTTCTTTTATAATCTTTTCCTTTTCTTTGATTGTTTTCTCTGCCTCTTTCAAACGTTTCACGACACCTGCTGCCGGACAAGAATCCTCAAGGTCGCATTTTTCGTCTGTCATATATACCTCGCACATTTCGCATATATTTTTCTCCTGTTTTCCTCCCTTTGACTGCTGCCCTCTTGGTATAATCAACGGAATCGTTTTGAGTTCCTCTGTTGACATCTCGCTGATTGCATAATGAACATCGCTCTTTGTTTCGTCTATAAACTCGGCAATCAGTTTCCGTAGTACATTTTCATTTATTACAATTTTCACTGTTCCTGTTGCTTTTTTGATTAGTTCATCAAGTTCCTCGTCTGATATTTCATCCGGAGAATCGTCGATTTTCTTTATTTCCTTTTCGTATTCCTCTGTTTCAATATCTGCAACGATTCCTTTTAATGTTTCTCTTAAACTGTTGTACCATTGTTCACGCTCTCTCAACTCGTCAAGCGTTTCTATGCTTATGGTTGCTGTTCCGTCAATTTTCTTCATGTCTATCCCTCCATTTCCTTGAGTAATTCATGCACCACGCATCTATAATCTTGAGACACGATTCCTCTCTTTGAAAATTTCGGGAGCGGAATCATCGCCGTTGTTGATTTTTCTGCAACGATGGAACGACGAATCGGTGTGACGAACATGTCAAATCCGGATTCTGTTTTCAACCATTCCTCTACCTCAAGAGAGGTCTTGTTTTTCTGTCGCATTGTCATGAGTGCCTTGATTCTCAAATCCGGATTGATGTCTCTCAAATCCTCAATCTGTTCCTCAAGGTTCTGCAATGCCTCGATTTCATATCCTCCGACCTTTACCGGAGCGATGACGAGTTCTGCTGCAATCAGAATGTTGATGACGACCATGTCAAGCAAGCGACCACAATCACAAATGCAATAATCGTATGCGTCAGATACTTCCTCCAATGCCTCACGCATCCTTGTGACTTGATTGTCCTCTGACTTGAGCAGCAGATTCATGTCGGTTTTCATGAGATAGCCATTCGCCGGAATGATGTCAATGTGTGAATAGTCGGTCGGTCGAATCAAATCGCCCGTTTTATATGTACCTCCGACACATTCATGTTTCTCAAGCAGTTCACTCATGCCGATTCCGTCCGGTTCATATACCCCGAACGTCTTTGATGTGTCTCCCTGTGGGTCTCCATCTAACACAAGCACTCTTTTTCCCTGCTCCTCGCCCAACATATAGGCGATTGAATCGGATGTCGTTGTTTTCCCGATTCCTCCTTTTGGTGACATTACTGCAATAATTTTCATGTCTTTTCCTCCTGTTTTCCTGTTATTGTCCTGTTATAAATAAATTGTGTAATACAGTTTCATTTGCAATTCTTGAAACTTGAAATCCGGCTTTTCGTCCGGTCGTAATGGTGACATGAGGTTCAATTCTTTCCACTTCCTGTGAGTAATCTCCGGAACTGCTCTGAATTTCACGACCGTGTCGTTTTTGTGTTGCTCATAGAGTGTGCAGTTCGTGTGACCGACCTCCGGTGCAAATAATGTAAGATAGCCGACGAACATCTCCTCGCCTCCCTTGATGATTCGCAGCATGTCCGCACTCTCTAATGTGTTGAGTAAATCCGCAAGCGTCATGACCTGCCTCCCTTGACTTTCCCATCCTTGAGGATGCTGTTGTTCGGGATGCTCATGTTCAAATTCCTCTCCATGTGCAACGCATCCGATAGATTCAAATATTCCTCAATGACTTTGATTGCCTCCTCTGCTGAATAGCAGGTTGCGACGAAATGTCCTGCTGCTGCCATGTCCGCAAGAAACTCTTTTTGTGTCTCCTGCTGCCTGTTATCACCGAATTTCATCTCGA